ATAGCCTTTGAGGTCAGCTACACCAACTTGCTTACACTTATCCCAATAAGGATGACCTTTGTCATTAAAAACAACTTGCCTACGTTTCTTCTCAAAGTACATCTTCATGCTACCACCTTTGAAGTAGTTGGCATCAATGCAGTAGGACTTATCTCTGTCTGTCATACTACTATCTTCTAGTATGTCCTGTAAGACAATCCCTTGATCGGCAAGATCACCATGTGGTACGTTGGTTATGTAGACACGCTTCCTAGACTGAGCAGACACAGTAGCACTGTCATGTATATACATCTCAGCATCTGGTCTGATACCACGAATAAAGTCATACCAAGTATGCCTAGCATTAGACACAACATTCTCAAAGAGAAAGTGAGTAGGCTTCAGACCTTCCAATGCATCATACATTACCTCTGATAGATCACGACTGTCTGACGTGCCTTGCATCTTACCTGCTACGCTGTAAGGCTGACAGGGAAAACCTGCTATAAGCAGAAAGACATCTCTGCCTTTCAGTATGTCCCAACCATTAGCATCACCATGATGTATGGCATGAGGTATTCTGTATCTGGACACAGCACTAGCATACTTGTCTGTTTCGAATGTGTGGTACTCATACTCACCATCCTTTGATACATCAATACCTGCATCTAGGCATGAGAGGTAGGCACTGTCTGTACCACCACATAGACTGACCACTATCTTTTTATTCGTCATGTAACATCTCCTTTGTCATGAGTTTAGCCTGATAGGCTCTGTGTTTAGCTTGATTCTCCTTGACCTTGTGACGCTTGTCACCTATGACCTTGGACTTCAAGATGCCTTGCTTGACCATCTCTGCATGAAGCAGATTGCGTGGTCTTTTAGGCAAAGGTTTTTTGTGTATAATTTTAGCCATTAGTTTATCTCAATCATTTTTAAACCCTCAGAATTGAGGTGTTCTTCTATAGAGTTCCATGCACACTCATGATAGTAATCTTGATTTGCAAAGAACCTTCCTGTACCTTCATCATATAGATATATGTCTACTGCCCATTGATTTACAATGCTTTGTATAGATTTCTGATGATCCATTGGTAATTCGTTTTCAAAAATAATCATGTGTTTATCTCCTAGTGATATGTTTGTACTGGTGTCGGTGCTTCATAGACATAGCCTACGTCTGGCTCATCATCAATTGTATATTCTTTGATGAAATCAAACTCGACTACTGCATCTGGGTAGCACATCTCTGTAAGATGCAAGGCATACTCAATAGCAGAAGGTGTACCCTTCCTGACAAGAGGGTGAGAGCTACCAACTCTCACCACACCTCGTTGACCATCTACTGAGATAAATATCTCATAGTGTATCATGGTTAGGCTACCTTCTTCTGTATGAGGAAGGACTTGATAGGCACATAGCTTGCCACTCTTCGCTTGCCTTTTCTATCATAGGCATGGAAGGAAGAGTAGGTGCTACCAAAGTTCAAGCGAACCAAAGGCTCACCAGACTTGCCACCTTTACCCTTACGGATAAACCACCCTGTCTCTTGGACATTGTCATTCCTGTAGATCACAGGCTTGTATCCCTGTAGCTTTAGCTTGATAGCTGTAGCAATTAATTTTACGGCAGTAAAACCACCAGAGATTTTTTCTCCCTTAGGAAGATCGTCAAAGTTAAATGTAAGCATATGAATGCTCCTTTCTGTGTTATGCCCCAATGTTGGGACTGTTAGTTTATGTGAACAGTTATATAATACTTTCACTAAAGTATCAAGTATTATATTAACTGTATACTTTAACTGAAGGTTTGCCTTCAGCCGTAGTTGTCAGCCAGATAGAACCTACCTCGCCAACTGGTTCACCATTGTCTACATAGACAAAGGTATCGTTCTTGTAAGGGTTATAGGTCACAGACCTACCCTCATCATGGTAGAACTTGGGACTGATCCAGATCTCTGGATACCATCCCTCTGCAAATGCATGGACATTCTTCTTCCCTTCGAGAAGCACACGTTGTCTGCCACCTTGACGGACATTGAATGTGCCTACCAATAGGAACAACTCTGGCTGTCTGCCAACAACCAAGCCAGTCTGTCTATCTTGGATAGACCACTGACCTCTGTGTAAGTTCCAATATGCTCTTGCATTTATATCCATTAAGCTACTCCTTGTAGGTTTCAATGTAGGTTTCATTGTAGTCTGCATCATCAGATGATGATACAGCTACAACATTTTCAATGCCTTGTTTAGTTTTTATTAAAACTAAATCACTCTGGTTTAGTCCATTTAATATAGATATTAAATCTTTCACAGTCATTAAGCTACTCCCTTCTGACGTAGTCTAAGTTTACGGACAAGCCTTCTCTCTCTCAAGAGAGAGTGCTTATCTCTTCTATCTGTCCCAATGTTGGGACTGTTTGGTTTCTTATTAACTTTTTCAAAGTTACTATTACTTTGCATTTGTTTTCCCCTTTGTGTAAGTCTTGATGTGACCCATATGTATATACATATCTCTGGCATCTTTCTTGTATTCATTCAATTTCTTGAATGCTCTCAATACATGGACTATGTCCATATCTCTGACAGGAATATATCTATTCTTTGAATCAGAGTAGTATGCTCCGTCATACTCTCTGTCTGAATGATAATGACGAATGTCATACATATCCTCTGGTAGTTTCTCAACTACCTCTAATATTTTTAAGATATCTTTTACTTTCATATTTAAACTCCGTTTAATGTTCAGATAGATGTACTATCTGAGTTCTGTTAATAGTCTTCTGTGAAAAGCATCCTGCTTTACACACACTGCAATGTCCAGACATTTTCTTGTGTGTCTTAGGACACAAGAACATTCTCTGTTTGTAGACAGGATCTTCAATCATGTCATCATCACCAAAGAACATGATGTTCCAATTACTGTCAATCAAAGATTGCCACTCATCCTTCGTATTAGAAGGATCAAGAGAAGCATTGACAGCTACGTTAGGCAATGGCATTAGCTCAATCTCTATAAGAGATTTAAGTAATGTATTTCTCCAAGCTCTAGTGGGTAGCCAGATAATACTATCTGGTGCTTCAAGAGCCATCTCTTTGATACGATAGATATCAGAGATATCTTTGATACCTTCACCTCTGGTGCAAGCTCTGACTCTCTCAGTCTGCTTCTTTCTTTTAGAAAGCCAAGAGTTATAGCTATCTCTGATCTCCTCTGGAGTCATCTTCTGCCAGACTGTTTCACATCTGTCATCTCTGACAGACATATTCTTGTACATCCTGTACAACTTTACGTTGTAACAAGTCTTGTCACAGTAGTCAGTTCTATGATCACAAGTTCCCTTGTGATTCTCTGTGTCATTGATAGGTCTGTCCCAAGCAAACATATCAATGTCATCACAATATCTGAATAGATCATTGTATTCTTTGGTACTAATCATATTTAACTCCGTTAAAGTGTCCCAACATTGGGACTGTTATCCTTCGTTACCAAAGGCTTGTCCCCACTCTTCAGGCATATAGCCTGTCTTGAGGAACTCACGTTCATCTGCTGACAGATAAGGCAAGCAGTCTTGAATAAGACCACGTCCCTCTTTCCACTTGATGAAATCAACCCAATCAAACAGCATGAACATACTGTTCACTTTACCTGTAAGTGGTGATTCCATATCAATACAATGCATAGTTTTCATTTTTAACTCCGTTAATGTGTCCCAACATTGGGACTGTTTATGTTAACTAATATATTTATTTACTTCACTCATACTGAGTGAATAAATATATTAGAGTAAACTATTTCGGTTCAAGTAAGATGTCAAGGCAATTGTAAAAAAGCCAAATAGCCAGAAGACTATGGATATCATAAGACAAACTACGTCATGATAATTGTGACCAAGGTCAGCAATTTTAGTTGACTCCATTGCTTGTAGAAAGCAATGTCCAACGTAGAAATAGAATATGGCTGAAGCCATAAGGCAAGTAAAGTTTATTAAAGTTTTCATGTTAATCTCCGATTAAAGTTTGAATCCGCCACTCAACCAGTAGCAATAAGCTACTGGAAGAGCAACTAAAATTATTATGAATAATAATTCAATCATCCATCTGTTCCAGTTTTACTGGAAGAAGCTTCATCAAACATATTGAAAATATGTTCTAAAACCTCATCTGTATCAAACCCTAGTTTGATAGTAGTTTCAAAAACATACTTAGCAAACTCTTTAGAGTTCTGTGGAACTTTAACCTTCTGAACTTTCAGTTCAGTTGGTTGAGTATCAGATACTTTAGTATCTGTTGGTTCAGCCTTTGGCTGAGTAGTCCCAACGTTGGGCTTCTCATCAACCTTAGTTGATGGTGTATCAGATGATTTATCATCTGTCTTCTCAACCTTGGGTTGAGTTTCAAACTTGAATGCTTTCAGCATTGCTGTTAGAGAAGTGAAAGCAATCTGTTGCTTTCTCTTCTTGACCACTCTACCTTTGAGCCATTCTTGAATGGCATCAAAGTTTCTGTAAAGCTGTAAGCTTTCACTTCTTCTCTGAGAAGCAACTTTGTTCATTGAGGTTGCTTGCAACCTATCTGAAGATATTCGACCAGAGTCACTCTCTAGAGTGAGTTCATGGATCAACTTACCAAGTTGATAAGCTAAACCATTAAAGACAACGTCTTTAGTGTTAGCCTTCTCAAGGCTAATTAATCTGTCTTTCTCTAGCTTGGCTAGAGTAGAACCTCTCTCTTCAAGAGTTCCAGTAAAGTTTTCGAAAGCTGTTGCTGTTTGATTCGGCATTATATTAACTCCTATTTTATATTTACCTTTACCCATAAATGGGGTAAATATAAAATGGGAGTATATAAGTTGTCCCAATGTTGGGATACGTTAGTTGTTTACAACTAAACTATGCATCGGCTCTTCATTTTTCACTCAATTCTTTAGAATTGCAGATTTTTACGAGCTTCAGTTGTTTGCAACTGATGTGATAACAGTTGTTTATTAGAAATATATGCTTATATTTCAATAACTTATACTACCTATGGTAGTACTTTGCTTGTTTCTGATCTTGACCAAGACTTCGATCATAAGACTGACCATCTGCCCTATGGGCAGGGGACACCTAGGGGTCATGGCGTTATATGCTTGTACAAATACACAGATCAGTATTTTTGAGTGTTAACCACTTTTTCATATATACAGAGACTGCTGCCAAATATTTGACTGAATTGGCTGAGATTACATTTGACATGTAACACAATACGTGATATAATTATATATAACTAGTTTTAAGAGAACATATAAAGTGATACATTTAAATGTCTATTCATTAAAAATAAATTAACACTTATATGATACATCTTAAATGTACGTAGGTAGATATTTCTCCGTACAATAAAAAAATTATTGACAATGAGTAAAAAATCCGTAAAACTATACACAGACAATGTTATAGAAGCATTCTATGATGCTGTCGTAAATAACAACCTTGATAAACTTCACATACCTCACAGTGATGTATTCTACGTAAGAGCTGCAGTGGAAGCCCACTATGGCAGATCTTTTACTTTAAAAGAAGTTGAAGATGCTATGATAGCCGAGGGTTGGTCAGAAATTAAAGAGTCAGAGGAGACAAAAGATGGCATTCGGTAAAGCAGTAGCAGCAGCAGTGAAAGCAGCTAAAAAGAAAAAAGGTCCAAAGAAACTTACTAAGGCTGAAACAGAAAAATTAAAGAATAAGCTAAAGCGAGAAGCAGAAGCTAAAGAAAAAGCAAGAAAAGCTGAAGTTAAAAAGAAGAGTGATAGAAAACCATTACAAAAAAATATTAAGTTTAAAAAGAAATATGATACTGATATTGGAAAAGAGAACCCATTTGATAGACAGGTTGCTAGTAAAAATGTAGGAACTGTAAGAGAGTCAAAAGATTATAAATCTAAGGTTAGTCAACCTTTTAATCAAGTAACTCCTATTCGTGTGGGTAAAGATTCTATGCCTACCATGCGTGATATAAATAGGATGAATGAAGCAGAAGTTGCTAGGATTAAAAATAAAGTAGAGAAGCTTGCTAAAACTGATCCTGCTATGAAGAAGTTAGAGAAGCAGATTGATAAAGTAGAAGCTAAAAAGTTTTCTGATATGAACAGAAAAAGTGCTGTATCTAGAGCAGGTAGAAAGCCTGATGAAGCAGGAACATATCTTAATAAAGTAACAGGTGAAGAAGTTACTATAAAAGGTAGTAAGGGTATCTCTGCTAAAGAACGATTTTTACCTTTAGATTATCCGGGAGCTAAAAAGGCTGACTATATTAAAAATCCTACAAAAGCAGAGGAAGCAAAAATAGAGAGATCCATACGTGCTAAAAAAAGATTAGAGAAAGCAGGAGAAAGTCCTGAGAAAGATGCACAGAGAGCTAAAGAAAAAGCCAAAACAAAAAGACTAGAGAAAATAGTTAAGACTACAGAAGATCCTAAGTTTAAGCGTCTAGATATAAGCAAAGGACTTACTGAAGCTCAGAAGAAAGCACTAAGAAAAAAACAGGGAGGAATAGTGATGAAGAAAAAAGGTATGGCTAAAGGTGGTATGAAGAAAAAAGGTATGGCTCGTGGAGGAGCTATGATGAAGAAAAAAGGTATGGCAATGGGTGGACTCAAGAAACCTGCTGCAGGACAAACTGGACTCAAAAAGCTACCTACACCTGTACGAAATAAAATGGGCTACATGGCTAAAGGTGGCATGAAGAAAAAAGGTATGGCAATGGGTGGCATGAAGAAGAAGGGCTACGCAATGGGTGGTATGAGAGTAAAGTACAAAGTTGGTGGTATGGTTAAAGGAAAATCATACGGAATGGTTGACAACAAAAAGAAGAAGTAGTATAATACAGCCATAATGGCATTTCTTCAAAGTAATATTCCGTATTTTAAAGCTTGGGTAAGACGAGAGTATACCTGTAACTTTGCTCAGTATCATGGTGAGTTCTTACACTGTATGGTCATAGCCGTAACCTCAATGCCTAACAGATGTCTTAGCTTTCAAGTAATCTTTACTGGCTGTGAATCTGATGACACTGACGAGTCAAATGTACACGGTGGTGCTATGTGGGCGAGAATGCCCATTACAGCCCTAGTAGGAGACACTCCTGTAGACGAGTGGGCTGAAGAGATGCCACCATATATTGCTCAACCTTGGGATTGTATGTCCCATGACCACAGTGTGTATGTTTTAAATAGAGCTACTCCTGCACCTTGGATAGTAAAAGTTGATGGTGAGTTCTATCCTGCTAAGTATTACTTTACTGTAGACTATACCAACAGTGAAATAGCAGACGATCCTGCCCAACATAAGCAGTCACATGTACTAGAATTAATGGACGCAGGTAAATATACAGGAAATATCGTGGCATTACCTAATAATAGAGTCAGAGTTACCCACCCTGCATGGTTCGAAACAGGAGAAGGCGCACCTGACTTTAGACCCTCCCAAAGAATCTTTCATTCAAAGCAAGAAACTGAGTATGTATGGGATACCCAGAGGGTATTTAATAACTTATATGAGGATAACTATGGTAGTAAAAGCAAAGGCAACAATAAAAAAAGTAGCAGGAAAGCTAAAAAAAGCTAGTAAGGCTCACGCAGGACAGGCAAAAGCTTTATCAGCTATCAAATTAAGCAAAGGTGGTAGCACTGTTAATAAAGCAGGTAACTATACCAAGCCCGGAATGAGAAAGAGAATGTTTTCAGCTATAAAAGCAGGATCAAAAGGGGGTAATCCCGGACAATGGTCTGCAAGAAAGGCACAATTACTAGCAGCACGGTATAAAAAAGGTGGTGGGGGCTACAAGTAATGGCTGACCCTAAGGTTGGCACAGGCAAAAAGCCCAAAGGAAGTGGACGAAGACTCTACACGGATGAGAATCCTAAGGATACAGTAAGTATCAAATATGCTACGGTGGAAGATGCAAAGAAAACTATTACAAAAGTTAAAAAGATTAACAAACCCTATGCGAGGAAGATC